TTAGACATTGCATCTAAATCCTCCTGCATCTCTGACAATTCTTTATAGTCAAAAATTAAACACTTGCCTTTGTATGCTTTTATTTCTCCTAGTACTTGTGTGTTAAATGCGTGCTCTATAATCTTAGCATCTGGAATAACAGTGTTAGTAAGCACTCTTTTAAGCTCTATCGCTTGCTTGTCAAACTTACCACCATCATCATTATTTAACAACGTGTCAGACCATCCCAACGCGTTACATATTTGTTTTTGATTATACTTTAGAAACTCAAAAGATTGTAACTCTTCCGGTGTTAATGATATACGAGTAAAACCCATATCAGTAGATGCACCCATAATATTGGATAGGTCGGCTTTACTTGTTGCAGCTTCTAATAACCTATCTTTAATTGCTTTACCTTGTTCTGCATTAAAAGAACCGCCTTTAGAATGAATAAAACCAAAGACACCCGCATTTTTAAGCATATCAATATTTAAGTCCAGTCCTTTGTTAGAGGCTAATACACTTTTCCAAACCGCCCTTAATGGCGAGTGTCCGTATAAATGCTCACCACTTAAACCAAAGTTAGGATTGCTTACACCTACGTGAATTATCTCTTCTGGTTTAAACTGTACATTAACATTACCATCAGCTAACTCGTAATAGTCAATAGGATTTTCAACGCTCAATAAATCAGCATCACTTTTTAAAAATATTTCCATCTTATGGGCCGGTAAACAATATAATTGTATTGGCTCTCCTGCTTGTGCGCCCTCTTTAGGTGCTAACTTATACCAGAAGAAACTACCAGACAACTTTAAAAACGTTTCAGTTAATTTAAAGAACTCGTTCCACTCTTGGTTAGGGTTAGGCTTAGCAAATGGCATATCAAACTCACCGTCTGACAATGCTTTAATTTCTAATTGTGTAGCTTTTAGTTTTTGTGTTAGATTAGGCGAGTAGTTAGCAGCTTTTAGCAATCTATTCATTTTTGTATTGGCCCCGTAATTCTTAATTTCTTTAATGTAAAAAGGTATTGAAATTAACTTACTAGATATCTGTTCTACAATAGAGTAAACATCTGCGTTAACATTATACCCATCACTTACATACTTTTCTATATTTAAGTCGTCGTTATTAGCCTCGCCTATTGAACCCCAAAACTGGGCCTTATTAAATTTGTTTTGTATTTTCTTGCCTTTATCGTTGCCAAAGAAAGATAAGGCGCTTTGAAACATATTCATAAATAATATCTATTTTAACATCAAAAATAATAAAAATAATTGATATAGTAATTTAAAAGAAAAATGCGTTGGGTTGTAGTTCAAAATAGTAAACCATCATTATACTATCCCATTCGTCAGGAGACCGTCCTATATTCATTTTAACCACGTCCTTACCTACTAACATAATCTTTCCATCCTTATCTATGTCTCTTTGTTTAACCTGCTCCATTTCCTCAGATACAATATCAGCAACATCTTGGTTGTCGCATATCTCACCTATCTCACGCTTAACTATCATTTTTGCAATATGGTAAGAGCATTGCGTTTTAAGGTTGTTAAAGTTTTCCTTTATACCGTTTACATCTATTGGAGACGAATTATTAACAAATCCTTTACACCCTAAGAAATCTACAACACCACCACCTACACCGTCCTCATCGGCTACAGTATTACTATTTGAAACACCGTACTTTAATTGAAACTCTTTAGCCTTCTTTACTACATACACCAAATCTGATTTATCTATTGAGTATCTGAATATGCATATCCAACCATCCCAAACCCTAAAGACTGTGTTATCCTTTCCTTTACGTGCGACATCAATAGTCATACGCATACGGCCGCTCCTTTTAATGTGGTTTGGCTTAAAGTAATCCGTTATACTGTCAATATCTATTAATGCACTTGGGTCGTTATCGTATTCCCAATTACCATAATACAAACGCTCTTTATTATTGCTGTCTAAACTTAACAACGAATCCAAATAGGACTGAGGTAAGTGAGGGTTATCTGTTGGCAAGGCTTGTATAAACTTTCTGTTATTAGGCAAGGTGTTACCTCTACTAGGTTTGTAAAACATCTTATAAACCCAATTCTTAGAAGGGTTACAGCTACCAAATATCTTTGGATTTATATTTAATTCTGTTAGCTTATACCTACACCTAGATAGTACTATTTGCCACGCCTTAACGACTATCTGGTTGCATTCATCTATAAACGCCCCGCATATTTCTAAAGAGCCTAAACTGTCAAAGTGAGGGTCTGACGGGTATAAAAACAAATCTTTTAAGAGTATTTCACTACCATTATCCCACTTTATAATATTTGTGTGAGCGTTAAAAACATATTGATTTGTTATACCTAATCGAATCAATCCTAACCTTTCACTCTCGGGCGTTGGGTCTGAGGTTAACTCAAAGAACGTGTTTAAGGTAGTTTCTTTTAGTGCCTTTAGCTTTGCCCTACCCATTAACCACCTAGATTTTGGGTGTTTTTGACACATCTCTATCAACCATAAGCAACCTAAAGCAGACTTACCACCACCAGCAGCGCCACCATAAAGAATCTCTTTAGTGGTGTTGTCTTTTAAATAATATATTGCGTGCTGTTGTTTTGGTAATAGTTCCATTATTTTGGTTTTACACCACCGCCTAAACTAACTATATTAACCGGCTTATCACCGCCCTCTATAGTTGTTTCTATCTTATCCCCATACTTCTTAGGTTTTAGCTTTGACAATTCCCATTTTTTAGAATCAATCTTTAATCTTTGCAATTGCACCCAGCCCGCATCAATCTTACCTGTTGCCTTGTCTCTTTGAGGAGTCTCTAAATAATCCCTTTCTATACTTTCAAACTTTATTTCCGTTCTAACATCGCAGGCGTGCGCGTAACGTTTCGATTTCTTTTTGTCTTCTTCTATCCAAATATAAAAAGTTGAAGAACTAGGCATACCGCTATACTTTAAAATAGTACGTAAAGCCTTACCGTCTTCTATATCTTGTATAATTTCATTAAATATTTTGTCTATCTCTTCTATTGTGTACGCCATTGTTTAAACTTTATACAAATATACTTAATTTATATTTTATTGGTATAACTAAAAAAACCACCTCAATTAAGAAGTGGTATGTGTAAAAAATGCATTAACCCCTTTACTTGGTTAAACCTTCCAGTAAATTCTTAGCGTTACCAATTACAATAGCATCATCTAACTCAAAAGCTCCTTTGTTAGTTGCTACTTTAACAGCTTGTATTAAAATATTTAAGGCTTGTTTTTGTTGGTCGTTAATTAATGATTCTGTTTCTTCTGCTTTGTTTAAATCTTTACTCATAATGTTTCTGTTTTAATTATTGTTTATTTACTTGTTGTTGTATTGTTTTTTTAATTAAAATGGTAAATCTTGAGGTTCTTGACTAGCAGCATTAGCAGCCGGTGCAAATTGCTCTACTGGCGGTAAGTTTTCTGCTGGTACACTGTCTAACTTTTCTACTCTCCAACCTGTAACGCTATTAAAATACTTGGCGTCTCCTTGTGGGTTAATCCATTCACGACCACCTAAATTAATAGACACCTTTATGTCTTGGCCCACTTTGTAAGCGTTTAATAAATCGCATTTATCTTTTAAAAAGTCTATACTAATTACTTGCGGGTATTGGTCGTCTGTTGTTACTACTAATTGTCTTTTTGTGAAGTCTGTACCAAATGTCTTAACCTCTCCAATAATCTTAATCTTTCCTTGTACTTCCATATTACTATTGTTTATTTATAAAATTAATTAACTCCTCTGTTTGGCCTTTTGATAGTTCATTTACATCTGTATTACAAACGTCTTTATCGCTCCTAACTTTAGAAGGATTTAGCCTATTACAAGTGTTCCAGTCCAAAAAAGCTTGTTTAATTTGTTTCTTACTGTATTTCATTTTATTAGTTGTTTTTATTAAAGTTTAATATTACTGCTAGTATAAATACCGCTGATAAAAATATAATTATTCCCATTTTGTTTATTTTTTTCTTTGTTTCTCTTGTTTTATTTTTAAATCTAGTTTGTTTAACCAGAACACAATATGTTCATCTAATAAATCCTTATTAATGCTTTTATAAAAAGAAGCGTTAAGCTCTTTTATGTGTTCCTTTATTTTTGTACTGCTTTGCAAGTCTATTCTCATTAACCTTCTTTTTCAAATTCATAACCAATGCTTAAAACTGCTTCAATAAACCACCAAGGCATATATTTATAGTCTAACCTCATCATCTCGTTATACTCTTTTTTTAACACTATCTGCTCGCATAGTTTTATCTGTTCGCCTTGTTCTTTAAAGTTCTTTAGATAAACCTCAAATAATTGCTCTTTGTTGTCATATATGTTTTTCATTTGTTTCATTTTGTCAAATTTAATCTTTGTTATTGATTACAACTAATAAAAATCAGTTTATTTTAAAAGATATGTGTTAATTTTGCGACTTGCCCGTGTTCTTTGTGGTGTATAAAACCTTCTACAGCTTTAGGCGCAAATTGAAAGCCGTTTCTATGATGCCATCCGTCTGTACCGCTTGGACTTCTTAACGTCTCTATGCATACACTAAAGATGTCTTTAGCTGTTTTATGGTGTATATGATGCCCATAAATATATCTATGCTTACATTCGTGCCAGAACTCGCTAGCCTCCTCAGCCATTAAACCGTGTAGCTTGTCAACTTTTGCACCATCCATATGCGTAGAACCTATTATATTTTTGCCGTACTTAGTGTACTTACGGTGGCGCATATCATTGTCAAAAGAAACCTGCTTACACTTGTTAAACCAACTAGAAACACTATCTAAAAGCATAAAACCGTGTGTGAAATCGTGATTACTAGGATTAAAAACCACTTCAACATCTGCAATAGTTAGAAGCGTTTCTATTATCTCAACTAAAAGACTTTTAGCCATTAAAAAGTTATCGTACCACATTTGGTCGGTATCTTGGCCGGTTCCGCTTGTAGTTGTGCTTTTTGCGTTGTCCACGTGCAGAATATCATTACCAGCAATAAATATAACCTTATCAATTTCCCATCCCCTAGACTTTTTAATTATACCATTTAAACCGGCTCTTACTCTTTGTATTGCGATTTGACTGTTATATGTTTCGCCAGTCTCAAAACTGCTGCATATCTTACCTAAATGAATGTCTGCGGCATCAAATACCAAACAGTGGCCCTCTTTTACCTTAGACCTTGTAAACTTAGGATATCTAAAAGAATATTTCTTAACGTCCTTTATAAAATCATTGTGTAAATTCCTTATAGACTCTTCTTTTTTCTCATTGCCTTTTTTTGGTGCGTATTGTACCCACTGTTGGCCTGTAGTCTTAGAGGTAGATACTTTTATTACCTCGAAATTTTCCGGTACATCTATAGGCTTAGATTGTAATTTCTCCACGCTCGATAGTATTTCGCCATCCTTGTCAAATTTCTTTTGAGTTTCTACAAATTTCCGTTTGTTTGGCTTTGTCCTTTCACTTATTATAAAATCCCATTCCTCAAAAGATAAATAGTATCTGTTCTGATTTCTATTACCGTCGTTTTCTTTTGGAGTTAACTCTAATAAAAGAGCTTCTTTTTGACTTAACCACCTTACTTTTTTGTTTGTTTTACTCATAATATTTTTTTGTTTAAATATTTTTAAAGTTTTTTCTTATAATAGTATCTAATTTGTTCGCCATCCCTTGAATATAAGTGCTATTTTTTACTTCTTTTACCGCTGAACCGTCTATAATTATTTCGCAAACCTTTTCAACTTCTTCTAAATTATCTTTAAAATCCTCCCTATTCTCGTTAGTTGATTGGTTTGATAATTTATCTATGTTTTCAAGCAACAAACTACATAAAACCGATATCGTGTGAACCGTTTGATTTTCCTCTTTTAATGTTTTCTTACTGCTCATTTTTTTTATCTTTTAAAGCCTTTGCGATAATTTTATCTCTTTGTAATAACCTATCCCTTTCTAATTGTGCGCTAAACTCCTTAGCGTATTCTTGTAAGTCTTCGTAACTACTCATAATTTTATGTTTTTATATTAATGTAAAGAAGGTAAAAGCAGAAAAGAAAAGGCCGCCAATACCGTTAGCATTATTAAAATTATAAAGCAGGTTTGTGTTATTTCTTTTAAATATTTCATATTATTGGTTTTTTTGGTAAATCTTACTAGCTGTATCCAATCCGGCTTGGAATCTTTCCATTGAATTAGTATAAAATGTTTCCGATACTCTATCGCATAAATCATATAGTTTTAAATCCCGTAATTCTTGTAACAATTCCTTAAACTTTAATTCTGATTGCGTGTCTTCTCTTGAATCTTTCATAGTGTTTTTTTATTTATTAAAAAGTGATGCAATCATACTTTTGATAACCAGCGACGGTTTAATATTAAAGTCAATTGCACCTACTCTTTTAATTATACCGCAATATAAAATGTATTTACGTAATACACTAATTATTCAACACTTATTTTTAAAATGGGATATCTTCATCCAAATCAAAAGCATCTTTTGCGGAAACCGTAGGCATTGGCTTACTGTCTTTTAAATCTTGTTTTGTACTGTAAACATTGTCCTGCGCGTCTGTATGTGTAAACGGTAGGCCCTGCTCGTTAACTGTTAAATGGAAATCTTCAAACGGCATACCTCTACTATGTGAGCAACTTATTTTAACCGTGTTTTTTTCTAATATGTTACCAGAGTCATCTGTAATGTTATCAATTGAAATAAGTGTTTCCGCCTTAATTGTTGATACCGTACCGATATGTCCCCTTGCTTTTTGTGAACCGTTGTTTTTGTGTAATATAAAACACACGTGCAAACCCTCGGCTGTCCACTTCATTATCTCCTCGGCTAGTTCTGTAGAGGTTACTATATCATTTGTATTAGCCACTAAATCAGCTAACCCATCAATAGTAATTAAATCAATTTTACCCTTGTAAGGAGATTCATAAATCAACCACCGAATAAGTCCGAGCCTATCGTTAACGCTTTTTTTTCTTAATTGTATAGGTAGATACTTCTCGTAATTTCTACCAACCATTTCGCCAACACGTCTAAAGCTTCTTTGTGCGTAGTATTCCCCTTGCTCTGTATCTAAAGAAATAATATACCTATCTTCTCTGTTGGTTCCTACAAAGTGTTTTGTGTAGTCAGAGGTATTACCGCCAATGTAAGCCGCTTCTATAAGAGATTTAGCAAATGATTTCTTTGCCTTAGAAGGTGCATAAATACAACTACATTCATATCTTGTAATTGCTGCAACCTTATTACCTTTGTAATCAAATCCAACGTGTACAATTGGCTCTATTGGTGCTAATTTTTTGTTTAAATCTACTAAACAATCTTTTAATACTTCGGAGTAATCTGTAGACTCCTCTGGCGCTTCGCTGTCTTTTATTAATTCTATCATACTTTTATTGTTTTTTTATAGTGTTAATTCTTTCTTCTGCTATGTTAAAATAGTTAGCATCCATTTCTATTCCTATGAAGTTTCTGTTTAAATTCTTTGCCGCCACTCCTGTACTTCCAGAACCCATAGTTAAATCAACTACTAAATCATTTTCATTACTAAAAGTTTTTATTAAATCTTCTAATAATAATACAGGTTTTTGTGTTGGGTGGTATCCTGTGTAATCTTTTTTGTATTTAAGAATATTGCTTTTGTATTTTTTGCCTTCCCATAAATTAAAGGTGCTTGCATAATTCTTTTTAAATTGGTTATCTATTTCTTTAAGTTCTGCAAATTCTTTAAAGCCTTTAATTTTAAAAATACTATAAATAACAATTATTTTACTATAGGTTTCTTTAGTACATAAATCAAACTGAGAACTATTAAACCTAAACGTGTGGTCTGCTCCCCCTCCTATTGTTTCAATTATTATTTTTTTAGTGCCTCCAATAAACTCAAACACTTTTTTAAAATATGGTCTTAACGGGTGCAACCCTTCAAACTCGTTATTTTTACTAAAAACTAAAACATCTTCATAATAATTAACAGGTGCTTTTTTACTTAATAATGCATTTGCAAAATCATTCTTTTCCCAAATCATAGAGTAATTATAAGGTATGTTTGGTATTGCTTTTGTTTTTAATTCTGTACTAAATGGGTCTTGCGCAAATAATATCATTTTACCATTTTTACGCAGTATTCTATTTGCTATTTTATAAACCTTTTTAGTATCTATTACATTATCCCACAAATGCCCATCGTGGTTTTTTCTTCCGTAACCTACAAACTCATCATTTATACCTTTCATTGTTCCATAAGGTAAATCTGTCAATATTAAATCAACGCTTCCGCTTTCAATTTTATCGCTTTCTATTAAGCAATCGCCTTTTATTAATTCTATCATATCTTTTTAATTATATTTATTGCAGTAGTTAGCAATCATTTCTTTTAACTTACCTTTAGTGTTTTCAAAAGTAAATGCCTTTTTATAATCTCGCAAGTCTTTTACTACATTTATTTGCTGCTCCTCTGTAATCCTTTCACTTTCTAAGTGTATAATATAGTTTTTTAATCCGTTATACTTAGCCAATACAAACTCCTCTACAACTTCTTTACCGCCTCTTATATCCGCTACTTTTTTATCAATGCTATCGTTTACATCGCTATTCTGAATTAGTTTGTTTAGTTGGTTGTTGTGGAGGTCGCTGTGGAAACTTTTAAACATACTTTCCAACGGGTATTCCAAAACCTTACACAAATCTATGTTTGCTAAATTAAAGTCGCTTAGAACGGTTGTACCGTAGTGTCTTATATTTTGAGTATATTGGTATATTAAAAGTTTAGCGACTAGGTTATTTTTTTGTAAAGCCTTTTCGTCCCGGTTGTTTAGTTCTGTAAGTATGCAATTCATTGCGTCAACATCTTCTTTATTCGGTTTAAAGTTCCTGTATTCGCCTTTTGTGTCTTTGTTAAATCTAAATTGGAATCTGTTAACTGCGCTCTTTAAGTTCATCATATTCTATCAATTTGTTTTTTATATTTTTTATCCTCAAATAACTTCTCTTTAGTTGTAAAGCACGTTAAATAAGTTTCAAAGTGTTCACGTTTTAAGAAGTGTGTAGGTCGTAGCCTTGTTTTAGGAAACGTCTTTTGCTGAAATAATCCTTTCATTGCGTGTTCAAAGTCTTTTAAAGTATAGTCTTTTACAAGCTCCCTAAAGTCTACTTGTTCAAACGCTGTAAGTCTTTTAATATGCGTTGGGACTTTATCGTAGTAAGTTCTTGCATCACACCAGCGTTTTATAAATACCTCTTCTGTTAAATTAGTATTTATTTGTGGTGGTGTTTCTACATCTCTTCTTATCTCTTCTTCTCTCTTCTCTTCTCTTCTTAATACTTGAACTTGTGTTGAACTAGAATTCAACACGTGTTGCTTTTCTGTTGGAACTATGTTGGCATCTTGTTCAATTTTAGCCAATCTTCTCTTTTCAGCACTTGCCTTACCTCCTTTACTTCTTATTTTAGAACGCTCTAAACGTTCGTCTCTTTGTTCATCTAAGAAGTTAATAGATATAACTCTATCTTGATTTACTTTAATTAAAAGAGCAGCTATTAAATCGCTTATTATTTCATCACAACCTCTAAATCTTTTAAGTAGCTTGTCAAGATGTAAATTACATTCATTACTCCAATAGTATGAGCAAATATTAATAAACAAACCTTGTGTTTCGTGATTCTCTAAAGTTACATCCCCATCATTCCACTCTGAGCAGAAAAATTTAAAATATGGTAGGTCTTTAGCCATTACGATTTAATTTTATTTATTTCTGTTCTAATTGTTTTAGATAATTTAATTGAAGTCGATATATCTAAATAAATTTCAGTTTCAACACCGTTTATTTCTAAAGTGACAATAACGTCATTTCCTAGATAATTTGATTTTACTTTTAAATAATCATTGTCTGACCTGTTGCACTTGAATCTTGTTTCTATTGGCATAATATAAAAGGTTTTAAGATACCTATAAACTATTAAGTTACACAAAAAGCCCAATATTTCAACAGCGTTCGACTTCTGTATCTATATTGGACTTGTGTTATATTGTTAAGCTGCTATGATGTCGAACGGCAACTATTGCAAATATAATACTTTTATTTTAATTTAATCCATTCTATTTAAAAAATAATGGTCTAGGTATAAATTAACTCTTTTTAATTCACTTTCATTTAATTGCTTTAGTTTCTCGAAAGTATCAGCTCTAAGTTTGTACTCTTCAATTTCAATAATATTTAACGTTGCTATTAATTCAACCTCATAATCTAAGTCTTTTTGATACTCTTTTATCTCTTGGTCTACTTGAATTAAATCCTCAATAGTTTTAACAGAGTGTCTTACTGTTACGTGGCCCTTATAGCCAGCGGCACTATCTTTACTGGGGAATAATCTACCTATTTTGTCGTAGGAAAGTTTTACGCCTTTTCTAATATAATACATAGCCATTTGTCGCGCTATAACCTTATTACTTTCTCTACCTAAATCTCTACAATTAAGGTTAAAATATTTGTTTATTAAGTTTATAATTGCTTCTGATTTAATCCCTTTACTTTCTACTGTTGTTATCATTTTATTTCGTTTCTTTTAACCATAAATCTATCACAAATTTAGATTTTATTAGGTCTGTTTTAAATTCCCCTTTTTTTTCTGAACGTTCTAATCTTTTTACAATATCGAATAGATAAGGGTTCCAGCCTCTCTCTTTTGCTACTTTGTAAAGACTTCCGTTATCGTTATTATAGTGTTTAGGTTTTTCACTATCTACGCTTTCTTTATCATCATTACTTACCATTATCAAACCGTCTAAATATTTAATCATAATTTCATATCTTAATTAGTGTTAATGTACATTTATTTTCTTTTCCCTTATGGACGTTTACACAAATCTGCCTATTGTCTTTATCTTGCTCGAATAGTTTATCTTCTATAATTTTACAGTAATGAAAAACGTTTATAGTATCTAATCTTCTACCTATAAACTCAAAGTTAAAATTAAGCGAATAGCCGCCTTTAAAAGTTTTTTTAGTGGAATTATTCACTAACATTCTTAAAGTGTCTTTAAACTGCTTCTGTGTTGCCCAGTGTTGGTTCTTATACTTGTTAAAAGATAGCTTTGTTAAATTATTTATTTCAATTTGCATCTTGTTTGTATTTGTTTATATATTCATCAAACCAATCATTATTAAACTTTACACCGTTAACTTGCAAGAATAATCTATGTTCTGTTAATAAAAAAGCCATTTTACTTTTAATTTCTCCAAGCTCTATGTGTTTAACTCTAGTTAATAACATTAGGTTTTCGATTCTGTTTTCTCTGTTAACTATGTGGTGAATATCTACGCCTCTACTTCCGGTAATTTCGCAAGGCATAAAATCGCACGTGTCGTAACCTAGAGCATCCATATAAATTTTAGTATGTTTTTTCATTATAAATACTGTTTATTTTTATTAATTTCTTTGTCTATACTAAATTGGTTTTCTTTGTATTCGTCAGCGTCTGGAATATAGCAGCCTTTATCCGCTGAGTAATTTCTAATCCATTCCACAAACTCGCTACATTCTTTATTGTCTAATTTAGATGTTTGTTTTAAGAACTTATTAGCTTTCTTTTCATACACCATAAACTCACACTTACGCTTTAATAATATCTTAGACTCTTCTAAAGTATATCCGAACTCAATAGCAAATATAGAAATACAAACGTGCAAATACTTGTTTAGATTAAGTGTTCGTTTAGGTATTATTTTACGTAATTCTATTTTACATTTACCCTCGTTTAATTTAGAAAAGTAATTTTGCGCTTTTTTTACGTCTATTGAGTTGGTTAAGTCTAAGTACATTATTTATTGTGTTTCATTATGTAATCCCAAGTTTTACGCTGTAGGTCTTTCTTCTGCTTAACCATACTTTTAAATACTGGGTCGTTTAAATAAAGTTCGTGAGTATCTGGTAATATATCCTCAGATATAATTTCTATGTCGTCAGGATGCGCCCGTAACCAACGCATCGTAAATATTTGTACCTCGTTTGTAGTTTTAAAAGTTACGTTAAACGTGTTAATTGTTTGTAAGCTGTCCATTATTTAAGAGTTAGTTTAAGTTCATCTTTTAATATAGTCATTGCGGTTTTTTCCGTACGTGTTAAAGATGTGTAAACCTCTGTTAACTCTTTTAACGTTTTACAATCTTTTAGCTTTTCAGATGGTATTTTAATTTCCTCTTCTGGTAAGTCTTCGCCTGCGTAAATATAAAGACCCAAACCGTGTAATGCAATAGCTTTAACTGTACACCTTTGTATAGCCTTGTTAACGTCCATCATATTAACCTTATCAGCAGGTATAGCTTGGTTTCTAAAATCCATTACCGGTAAGTAGTTAATGTGTTCTAAATCTTCAACCGTAATACCAACCTTTACCATTACACCCGCTTTAGATGCAAAATAAGGCATATTAGTATTTTTGTCGTGATACACCTTAGCGCTTGCAGTAGGTGCGACCTTCTTTAATTCGGCCCAAGCAAAAGACCAAGATAAATAAGTAAATTTACCTTTCTTTTCTGTTTTACTGTTAACGTCTATTTTACTTAATGTGTTGAATACTTCCATTTTATTGTTGTTTTATTTTATGTAAAAATACTTCTTATTGTTGATTGACGCAAATATTATAGAGTTTATTTAGCCTATCTGCGTAAGGTTTAAAGAGCTTGTTCCCGCTGTTACCTCTAAGAAACTTTATATTAACACTTGCAAATTGCTTAACGTCTGTCACGCTTTCGCATTGGTTTAATTTAATAGCTTTACCAGTGTTTTTATAATCTTTAAAGAATTGCTCTATTTTGTCTAGTTTACTCATTATGCAAAATAAGCATCGCCAAACGCTTTAAACATACTTTTTAAGGTCTTTTTGTTTTCAGTGCCTACGCTTTCAATAGGTGCGTTAATTATTGGGTCGTTGTCGAAAGGTGTTGATACTTTTACAACATTTTTTTTTATTGTTGATACTGCTTGTGATTGTGTTTTAAACATTGTATTTTTTTTAATTGTTAAAGATAATTTGTTGTCTCTTGATAGTTTTAATTCTAGTATTTGTTTTTTAATACTATCTTTATAAGCACCCGCTGGCGCTCTGTCTAATTCTTGCTGAAATTTTTGTATTAGCTTTTTCATTTTTTATCGTATTCGTTTATAATTTCTTTTAGTTCGTTTAGATGGTAGCCTAAATTGTCTCCCTTTATCATTTCAAGTAGTACGTTTATTTTTCTTGAATACCTTAATCTTAATGCGTAATAATATTCTATTTCGTAAAGCTCTAATAAATCTAAATCAAAACTTTCCAACTCTTGCTTAATTATTTTACTGCTCATTTTGTTTTTGATTTATGCCACTCTTTTACTTTATTGTAATAGGTTGTGTAACATTTGTTATTGCAAAAATCGCTTTGGCTTTCAGTCTCTAAGTTACAAGTACCACAAATTTTAGTTTTTTCCATAATAGTTATTATTAAATTATTAACTTAATAACGCGAAACTATAACCAATTTAATTAACTCGCAAGTTATTTAAGAGTTATTAATTAATTT